GGCTGCCGGATGCGGCCGCCGCCCAGCCGGAAACCGGCGTCGCGTCCGGCCGGGAACGCGCCCGCCAGGGGGGCGTCGTCATCCAGTCCCTGGCCGTCACCCTGCCCGGCGTGGCCGATGGCGAGGGGTTCGTCCGAGGCCTGCAACGTTTTGTGGAGCAGTACGATGCCTGATTACGACGGCTATCTCACGTTTGAGGATGGCGTGCTGTCCCTGGACGGCACGGCCGTCCCCGGGGTGTTCGTGAACGCTAATATCCTGTGCGACGTCAAATTCGACGAGGCGCAGTCGGACCAGCTCTCGGGTCTGAAAAAGACGCCAATGGGCTGGGAGGATGCGGAAATCGATTTCGACTACGAGTTGTTCTCGGATGCCGAGGGCGACTGCTACGACAAGCTGGCGCGGCTCAACGCGCTGTTCAAGGGGTATGGCGACAGCGCCCAGCCGAAGATATTCACGCCGCTGAATCGTCACATCCAGGCCCGGGGCGTCGAGCAGGTCGTTTTCAAATCCCTGGGCAGCCGGGAAACGAACAGGAAGGACACCGTCCTCGTCACGCTGCACTTTGTCGAACACACGCCGCCTGTCGTCCTGGCCGAGGAGCGGGTGGTGAGGGCCGACCAGGCCACCACGGCCGCCGGCGCCGCGCCGTCCATCAATCCCGCCTCGCCCGAGGCGTTCACCCTCACGGTGGATGTCGGCTGATGATGACCGTTCCGAGCCAGGGCGCTGATCGGGGTGCGCGGACCATCGACGGCATCCGTCTGCACTTTTTCGTGGGAGGCGTGGAGTATCCGCGTTGCCCGCACGCCTGGATCGAGGCCAGGCGAGGCGCGCCCCTGTCCCGCGCCGGTCTGGTGTTGCCAGACCCCCGCGGAACCGAGGCCAAGCGCCTGACCAAGGGTCAGGTCGTGGAGATCCGGCTCGGCTACCGGGGCGAGGAGCCGGGACGGTGGACCGGGACCGTGGAATGGGTCAAGCCCGGCACCATCGACCAGATCGAGGTCGGAGCGGCGGGAGGCGAAAAAAAGCTGTCCACCACCCGCATCACCCAGTCGTGGCAGAACGAGTCCCCGGACCGCATCGTCCGCCACGCCATCGAGGCCGCCGGCCTGACCGTGGGCCGCATCGATGTCCCTACCGGCGTGACGCTTCCCCGGTTCATCGCCAGCAACATTTCGCCCTGGAACGTCATCGAGCAGGTGGAGCATTCCTGCCGCCGGGCCTACGGCCAGGACATGGCCGGTTGGCGGCTGTGGGTGGACGCGAACGGCGCGGTCAATTGGGGGGATTTCGAGGGGGATTCGGGTAGCCGCTTCGTGGCCGCAACCGGGGGCAACCTCATTACCCATTCTCCGGCCACCGACGCCCTGGGCCAGGGCCAGGTCCAGACATTTCTGGCCCCGTCCGTGTGGCCCGGGCAGACGTTCGTGCTGCGAGACGCCCGGCGCGGGACGAACCAGACCCTGCGCGTCCTGGCGGTGCGCCATGACATCAGGGGGTTGGCCGCCAGAACCTGGATCACCTACGGAGCCGAACATGCCAAATACTGAGCCGGCGCCGGATCTGCGCGAGGTGCTGCGCCGGGCGATCGAATTGGCCCAGCCCAACCTGCGGAAGTATGTCCGCATGCCCCGCAAGGGCCGGATCGTCAAGGCGTACAAGGTGGAGGGCACGTATTACGCCGACGTGCAGCCATTGACCAATGACGGCAGCCCGGACCCGGACGAGCCCATGTATCCCAAACTGGATCTGCCGGTGATCTGGGGCGGTTCGGACCGGGGTGTGGTGTGTCCGCCCAGGGCCGGCACGCCGTGCGTCGTCGGATATTACGACGGCGACCCGAATTTCCCGTTTATTCAGGATATCCGATGGAGCGAGCCTCCCGAAACCGAACTGGAAGAGTTCGTCATCCATCTCGATAAGAAGGTGGAGCTGCGCATCGACAAGAACCGCAACGTCAACATCAAGGTGAACGTCAGGCCCGAAGAGACCAAAAAGGGCAAAAAGCGGGAGAACTGCCTGCTGATCGAGGTGGGAGACGACAAGGACGACGGCGAAGGGCTCCCGGCGCGGATCGTTTTCCGGGCACCCGAAATCCACACCTACACGGATAACACGGTCAGCGGGTCGTTCGACGCCTGTCCGCGTGAACTGCGGGCCTCGACCCGCCCGGAGTAGCGGCGCATGACCACGGACGTTTTCGGACAGGACATCGCCCTGGATGAGGATTGGCAGCCGGTGGTCCTGGCCGACGGCACACTGTCCCTGTGCGCGGGCACGGATACCGCCAACCAGGATATCGCCCTGCGGCTCTACACCGTGCTCGGCAGCCTGTTTTACGATGTCGGGTTCGGCAGCCTGGTCATGATGTTCGTCAACGACGAGTCGACGGCACTGACCCGGGCCGCACTGTGCGCCGAGGTGGTCCGGCGCATCAACGCCGATCCCGCCGTGGTTGTCGGCTCGGCCACATGCGGCGTCCGCAAATGGGACGAGACTCAGGTGCGGTTGGCGGCCTCATTCACACTGATAACCGAAACCCATCCCAGCAACATGGTTTTCTCGATTGACGTGTCGACCATGACCCTGCGGGTGGATGATCTGGTGGCCGATGTCGATCCCCGTGAGTAAGTCTCTCGACGAGGTGCGCGAGGACCTCTACGCCCGGCTGAACGAGGTGCATTCCACCTATTCGGCCAACGGATATCTGCCCCGCACGTTGAATCTCAACAAGGGGGTTGTCCGAGGGCTGATCGAACTGTGGGCCTGGGGGTTGTACGTCCTGTATCTGTTCCTGTTCGCGATTCTCAAACAGGCGTTTCCCGAATCGGCCACGGGGGCGTGGCTCGATCTGCACTGCGCCCAGGTCGGGGTCACGCGCCGGGCCGCCACCAAGGCCCAAGGAAAAGTCGTCTTCGCGCGTTCCGGCACCAACGGCAACGTCAAAATTTCGGCCGGCCGCATCGTCAAGACCCTGCCCGACGGCACGGGCTCGGTCTACCGCTATACCACCGATGCCGATGCCATTCTGCCCGACGGCCAGACGTCCGTATCCGTGGCCGTCACCGCCGAGGAATATGGCGCGGCGTCCAATGTCACGGCGGGAAGCATCTCCGAGATCGCCACCGTGATCGACGGCGTCGAGACGGTGACCAATGCCTCGGACTGGTTGACCAGCGAGGGCGCCGACGAGGAGGGCGACGACAGCCTGCGCGAACGATATTTCCTGAAATGGACCGACGCCAACGGCTGCACCAAATTCGCGTACCAGTCGTGGGCGTTGTCCGTTCCCGGCGTCATCGCCGTGACCATCCTGGACCAGCATCCGCGAGGCCAGGGGACCGTGGATGTCGTGCTCAAGGGGAGCGCCGGAATTCCCACCGAGGCCCTGGTCGAGGCCGTGCGGGCCGTGGTCGCGGCCGAAGCGCCGGTCAACGACGATTTCCTGGTCAAGGGACCGACCGCCGTCCCCCTGGCCATTGAGGCCCACCTGGTGCTCACGCCCGACGCCGGCGATGCCGACACCATCCGAGCCGCCGCCGAGGCCCGGCTTCGAGCGCTTTTCACCGATCCTACAGACGTGGTCAAAATATCGCCCCTGCAAATCGGCGAGGACCTGACCCTGGACCGGCTCACCGGCACGGTCATGTACGTGGACGGCATCAAGTCCGTGGACTGGGCAAACCCGGCCGCCGACGTGGCCGTGGCCGCCGACGGCCTAGCCGTGTTGGACAGTCTGGCCCTGACCACCAGCTATGCCGGGGAGGCCTGAGATGGGCGTCATGTGGGACTACTTCCACGATACGCTCCGCTGGAACCTGATCAGACTCAAGCGGGGCGCCCTGGCCATGCTGGCCGAGGGCGGCGGAAACCGCCTGGACGACGTCCGGGAGGCCATCCTGTGGCTGCGCGGGCAGTTTTTGCCCGAGACGTCCGAGTCCGGCTACCTGACCAACTACGCCACCTCCCGCTCGATTGCCCGGCACCCGAGCGAGACCGACTCCCAGTTCAAGACCCGGGTGGTGCGTGCCTGGTATTGGCATTATTTGGGCGGCAAGCAGCTCGGCATGCCCCGGATGTTGGAGTTGTACGGCTATTCTGGCGCGGAGATCATTAATTGGCGGCAATATGACGAGACCAAGTGGGCCGAGTTCTGGTGCCGCCTCCTGCCGCCGGCGGACCAGACGTTCGCGGCCGAGGATTACGATCTGCTCCTCTGGCTGCTCAACGAATACAAGCCGGCCCGGTCGAAACTGGTCAAGCTGTCCATCGCCGTCGATGTGCAGGAGTCCACGCCCCTTGGAGTGGGCGTCCTGGCCGTGCAGGGCGACCGGCTCACCCTCGCGCCCCGCTTCGAGCCGCAACCGACGGCGGGGTCGTTTAACGCCTGGGCGGGCGTGGTGGCCGGCGACCGCCAAGCCGTACCCGTGGTCGACCTGGCCCTGTCTCCGGGAAGGCCTCCCGTCTATGCCGCGGCGTTGGTGGCCACCTGTGAGCGTCAAACCATAAGGAGCGCGTAATGGCTGATTTCGGAGGTATGGTCCTCACAACCAGGGGCCTGAACCTGCTGGCCAAGGCTCAGACCGGGACCGAACTGGTCATCAACCGGGTGGCGGCCGGCGCCGGAGTCTGGGCCGACGGCGTCGATCCGGAGGCGGTTACGGCCCTCGTGGACGAGCGGCTGACCGTGCCCATCCAGTCTATGGCGGTTACCGGCGACGGCACGGTCAAAATCACCGTGGTCATTTCCAACAGTGGGTTGTCGGCGGGGTTTATTTTTCGCGAATTGGGGGTGTACGCGCAAGACCCCGACCTGGGCGAAATTCTCTACGCCGTCGCCTATTCCGGCGATCGGTACGACTATCTGCCGGCCGCGGCCACAGTGGTGGAAAAGATCCTCGACATCTACGTCGTGGTAGGAGGCGCGCAAAACGTCACGGCCACCATCTCGCCTGGTGCGGTGATCGCGCTCAAGGACGACATCGACGAGCACGCCGAAGCCGACCCCGCCCACCCCTCCTCGAAAATCGGATTCGATAACGCCGTTGCCCTGTTGGCTGGCCAACCCACGCGGGCTCAATCCGCTATCGAGGCCCTGGCCAACGAGGTTACGGATATCGAGGACGGCCTGGCCGCCCACGAGGTCGCCGATCCGGCGCACCCGGCCGTCAAGATATCGTTTGACAACACGGCTGCCCTGTTGGCTGGCGATCCAACGCGGGTACAAGGGGCGCTCGAGGCCCTGGCGACCGGGATCGCGGGAGTGGAGGATGATCTGGCCGCCCACGAGGCCGCCGATCCAGCTCATCCGGCGGGCAAGATCAGCTTTGACAACACGGCCGCCAAATTGCCCGGAGATCCCGCACGGGTGCAGGCGGCCATCGAGGCCCTCAACGCCGCCCTGATCGCCGCGCCACACGCCACCCTCGACTATCCCACAGTCTGCACCGCCGACAATCGTGCCGGCGTCACCGGACAGGCGGCTACCGCCGGGGGGCTGGTCGATCTGCCGGCCGGGGTGACCCTCGTCCTGGGCGAGGACCTGGGCGGGGGCGTGGGGCGCATGCGGTCGTTTACGTCGGGCGCCTGGCAATCGGCCGATCTGGATGTCAACAGCACCTATTATCTGCGCGGCCAGGTGTCCGATGGCGCCCTGCTGATTTATACCGCCAAGGGAACGGATTCGGACTCGATTCCGGCCGGTTTGAAGGGCGTGGCAGACGCCACGGAGGGAGGAGGGTTCGACTCGACCCAGCTCGATATCCTGCTGGCCCAGGTGGTCACGGGCGCGGCCGGGACGGCGCCGACCGTCACCAACCTGGCCAATGCGGCGCGACTGGATGTCGGGGCGGTGTATGCGGTCACGTCGGTCGTGAGTCCTAACGCCAACGGGTCGTATTTCAACTACACATTTTCGTGGTTGTGGGGACGAGCCCCTCGCGTCAAACCAATAGTGACGTGGATGTACGTCAATGTCGACACAAACACGGATTGGGACTGGTGGATAACCGTCGGTTCGTATTCACGAAATGGCGTAGCAGGTCAGGCTGTGCGCGATTTCATGAACAATACGAGCCAGCACTTGCATATTCACGCATCAGCGTAGGAGGGTATGGATATGATGGCGCAATATGATGGAGATATTGTAACGTCGTTGGCGTCCGGCCAGAGTCCGGGCCTCGTCGTTCCCGACACGTACAGCGAGTATCCCATTTCCCGCCTCCGCGTACTGAACGGAGCGGTCGTGGATGCGGCCGCATTCGAGACGTTTTACGTGGACGACAATGGGACGAAGCACATCGTGCAAAGCGATCCCGCGTGGCAAGCCGTGGCCTGCTCCTGGGACGACCAACTCGTCAAGGATACGGCCACGGAACTGTGGCGG